GCATTTTTATCTCAAAATTTAACTTTGATAGGTTTTGTCTCCTAATTCACTAACATTTACAATCAAAAATCATGAATAAATTTTTAACAGTTTATCTCTGTTCACATTTCGTCTCCGACGTCTGTAAACACATCTACAATCTTCTCAAACAACCCACCACCAACTCTCTCATATGGGTCAAGTGAAAGATTCCATTGCTCTTTAGTTCCTCTAAATAGCGTCACCAAATTCTTCTTATTGTCTAAAATAGCTCCAACAGTGTCAGCGAAGATACCTATATCACCCACATCTCTACCAAGAGTGTGACTGTACCTTAGTCTCGCCGCCTCACTGACCAACAATCTTATTTCTCTATCTCTAAACTTGTAGTGCAGAGCCACCATTGAATCGTAGATAGCATTTAAGTGCTCCTTACCTTGCATATCACTGCGTCCCAATCTAACAATCAATTTGACAGGATCTGCCACAGTTGTCCAGCCAAATCTTGACAGCACCACAAATCTCGACGTGAAGTACATCGAATTTGGAAATGATAATGGCTTAAGTTCGAAATTCAATTTTTCAGCAGCCAACTTAGATTGGTCTTTAATGTGGTAGTCCACAGGAAATGCCGATAAATTGTCATCTCCAGCTAGTACTACCAAATGGGCTTTATTTAAGTCGTACAATTGGCATAGTATAATCAGCAACACCAAGGTGTTACCTAACCATGTCAACGGGTCTCCAGATCTTCTCTGAAATCCAACGTTAAATCTCACTCCCCAAGTCGGTGACGACAATTTGCACAACTCGTGGTACACTCTCCATAGCTCAACTGCCCATTTTTCCATTCCAAACAGGATGAAAAATTTGCACTGCACATCTAGCATGGTCTCATCTTGACTCTTGTCAAATTTTCCAATATCCAATTCAAGAGCTTTAAAGTCCACATCAGTCAGTAAATTGTCCAGTGTGGCGTCAAGCTCCTCCCATGTCATACGAGTATTAAATATTATATGGGGTTTTAGACAAGCAATTACTTTAATTAACATTGTCTGGAAAATGGGTGCATAAACACTGCCCCAGAATTTATCCATCGCCGTGACTAATTGTCCGGTAGGTGGTGCGTCCGTGTGGTCATCACCCAGCTTAGGTTTATGGTCTCCTCTAACAATGACTGTATACCTACAACCATCGGCCCTACACTCATCGGTGGCCAGAATGGCACTTCTTTTTGCCTCGTCTCTGGTGTTCCACCAAATCACCTTCATTTCACCACAATCTAAAGGTAGAATTTGGTTGATCCTTTTGATTTTCTCAGTATCAAATGCCATATTCAAGGTGGATTTAAACATCTCATCACTCAGTCTGGGATCATAAGTTAACCTTTGTCTGGGAGCGTCAATCACTCTACCCATGAACGCCTTTGACATATCCAACGGATGTCTTAGGGCCCTGTCGGGTTGTGGTGTGAATAGTCTCGCTGTCAATGCCATTCTTTTAACAAAGGATGGCTTTGCGGACGATTTCACCACATCAACCAACATTCCAGCTGGCCATTTGATAGGCCACTCAAGTCGGTCTTGGTAAGCTATATCGGGGTCCCGTCTATGGTAAAGATTGTCTATAGTGAGCTGTAGGCTTTCAACTGTAGGCATTTCTACCGGATGAACAACCCACATGATCCTTTGTTGTATGACTCTCCAAGTCAAGAAAGGCCTTGCGTTTGGCGACGCATAGAATCCAGCTCTTGAAGTCTTCTTTATCCACTCCCAATAAGAATCAACTGGTTCAAGAACATTTAACGCCTTAACTTGCTCCAAACGAACGGTTGACCTACCACCACGGTGAATGTACGGTTCACAAAGAAATG